GGATATGGTCATCACAAAATTTAGCATCAATAACAAAAAGTCCTAATAGATATGATACCACACACAGTTTGGTGTTAAATGCTGATAAAAAATTCATAAGTAATTACAAACCATATACTGAAAAACAAAACGTACCTTTTACGAGTGGTATGTTTTCAGATGTAATAGAACCAACACCAACCGCTGATTTATCTACATTTTATTTAACAAGAAATGCTACAGGTTATTATTTAATTACAGAAGGACCACTTTTATATAAAGCTAAAACTGGAAATGTTACCGCAGAACAAACAACATCTTTACTTAATACACCTGTATTTACAAATGCGTTGTTACAGTCAATTGATTTGAGTAGATATGAAACAGTACAATATCCATTTATTAGGGCGGCATATTTGTTCTTAAATTCATTACCATTAGGTAGTTTAAGAGAGAAGTATAAAAATATTACATCGTTTACAGATGTTACCGCTGAATCAGATTTAGATTATATTTTTGCAACTCTAACTAAATTTGGTGGTGTTCATAGATTACCATACGCTTGGATTTTGAAGTATGGTGCTATTTGGCATAGATACAAAAGATATGTTGATGAAAATATTGACATCTTAACCGATTGTTGGACTAATGTTAACATTGCTAATTTATATGACCCAACAACATCCGACTTAAAAAAACAATATAAGTTTAAGAATCAACAAAACAAAGAATTTACTGTTGTAGGTCAGGACTCTGTTGTTAGTACAAGTCCAGGTGGTAAACAAATTACTTCATCAACAATGAACATTGGTTTTTACCCAAAAGTAATCAATGACATTTATTATATGGCAACTGGTTTGGATTTATTCACAGGTTATACTGATAGTCAAATTCAAGCGGGTATTAGTAAGGGATTGAATTTAGATTCAATTGAAGACTCACAAATTTCAGGACCTTTAGGATTTGATAACAATAATAACAATAGAGTATTGAACTTAAGTACGTGGTACGCAACATTTAATTTTGGTGCGAGTTCTGTTGAAATTAAAAATAGATTTAAGAATAACACAACAATGGTAATACCATCGTTTGGTTCTTTGACAAACCAAGTTGAAAATGAATGTTTTACATTACAATCAACAGGATTGACACTTACTCAAGAAGTTTTCAACAACAAGGCGATTGAAAACGGAGCGGTTCGTACATTTTGGACAGCACCAAATTACGGATATTTTGAACTTCAAAGTATTGTAAAACCAAAATACAATGAATACTTCAAAGAAATTTATACTGGTAAAACCAACCAAGACGCTTTTAAATTAGGGCAAACTTACAGTAAAATTGAGGATATATTTGGTACATTTAAGAAAGAAATTTTAGATACATTTGAAACCGAATTTCTAAACTTCTCAAAATCATATCGTGATTTAACACACGAAGATGTAATCAATACTTCGGATACAAATAAAAATTTCCAAGAATTAATGACAAGTCTTTTGTTTGTTCCTGAAACAAGTAACAAATTAAATTCAAATGACTATGTTAAACAGTGCTCTATAGAGCAAATGAAAAATATTGGTAATACATTGAGTGTTTTCTTAAATTTCTACAAAACATTTAAGTTTGGTAACCCAAGTAATTTTAATCGTAAATTGTTTGGAACATTCACAACTTTACAAGCACCACCAAGTAATGTTGTTGATAAGTACACTTACCAACCATACATTCCAAATACACTACCAACACTTGGTGGTACAATAACTTATCAACAATCATATAATTTGAATACAAATGCTTGGAAAGCAATGTTTACTTATGTTGGTTTTGGAACACAACCAGGTATGATATATAGTGATAACGGAAGTTATTATACTGATTTCTTCCCAGCGATGAATATTGAGTTCACCCAAGCCAATGTTGTGACATTTGCACCAATGATTAAGATATTTGCGACACAAAAACTTAAACTTAGAGAACAATTTCCAAATGATACATATGGAAAACCTGACTTTACTGAAGGTGTTAATAGTTATTTTACTCAGAAAAATGAATCAATAAATCAAGTATTAGGACAGTTGTTTGTTTCTTTACAAAAAACATTACCTAATGTTACCGAAACAGTTGAAAAACCAATTTTATCGGCGATTGATGGAAACCAATCAAAATTAGAATTTTACGAAGCATTCAAAGCATTTAATGATAAATGGATTGCTGGTACTGAATACACTGACAAAACATTGTATTCAGATGTTTTATTCTTAGACAGAGCGAACAGAGATATTGGTGATAAAATCCTTATAGATGTATTCAAATTAATTAGTTTCTTTTCGGGAACCACATCTATGGATACAAGGGTTATTGACTTTGTAAGTAAAGTTATTGCCGACAACCAATTTCAAATGATGCCATTACCGGCTTATATTAATTTTTGGGGTGTGGGTGAAGTTAAACAAGGTGTTGTACCAAACGCAGAACCATCTGAGTCATTGGCAAATTCATTATTTGGGACTTTCTTGGATGTTGATTATAGAAATTCACAACCAAAATTAGTTTGTTATTATGCCGGTAAACCAAGTGAACACTTGGATATGAGAGATAATGCTGATTATAGATGGAGAACGGATGCATTTGATTTAACAAGAAGTTCTGACAATCCTATGGTTTCAAATTTACAAGGTAAAAAAGATTGGGCAACATCAAATAAAGTGGTTGCGTTTAACGTTGATTTTGGAACAAGAAACCAAGGAATTTTTTATAGTATTCAATTAGACCAAAACCCTGCGGCGGCAACAACTGAGGCTAATAGAGTTACTACAGATATGGCGATGGGTGCCTCAGGAAGAAAAGTTAGTACACAAAGTGTAAGTTTATATAACCTATATAAAAACAGAAGTTATTCGTGTAGAATAGAATCTATGGGTAATGTAATGATTCAACCAACAATGTATTTTAACTTGAGACACGTTCCAATGTTTAGAGGACCTTATATGATTCAAGACGTAGAACACGTAATTGATTCTGGAAGTTTCAAAACATATTTTACAGGTACCAGAATGCCGGTTTATTCTTTACCATTAATTAGTCAACAAATTATGTCTATTAATCAAAACTTGTTGGGTGAGTTGGTTCAGTCAATATTTAGATTAAAAGAAACTGCTAGTATTGCGGCACAACCCGCTGTTAATGTTATAACAATAGGTAATGGTGTTAGAACAAATGTTTCTTACAAAACAGAAGATTCTGTTTTTTGTTTTAATGATATACAAACTGCAGACCCAAATTACCGTAAATTTAATGGTATTGATAACACGGTTACAAATATATCATACGCCGATTTTGCAAAATTAATAAAAACAAATGTTTCAAATTCTATTACAAGATTAATGACATTCTTTACTGCCTATGCAAATGGACATGATAATAAAACCATTTATGCTTACAATTATGATTTGGGGGGAACCCCGTTGGGTGGTAGTCCATTCCCACAAATATCATACGGTGGTAGAAATACTTATTTAACAAATCAATTTGCATGTAAATCAGACCAAGCTGGTACTAAACCATATGCAGTATTTTCAAGTTTTGAAAATTCAATTAATTTTATATCAAATTATTATTATAACTCTCAAAACCCCGGTAAAAGTTTAATTTACAATGGAGGTAGAACTTGGACTGGACTTTCAAGAGAAGAAATTATTAATTCAATGGTATTACTTTGGACAATATATTGGCCAACACAAAGATTCCAAACACAGGAAGAAATTGATAAATGGATTAAAGCAAATGAAAATACATTCGATGAAGCAAGAAAAACTGCTGACGAAGCCCTACACCAATGTGAAGTATTTGGATTATTTACCCTCTAAGATATATTTATTAAGAAAAGTATTATGGATATTAAACAACATTTAGACAACTATCTTGGAAAAAACACAAGATACTCAGAAAAAAATACAGGTAATGGTTTTACCGAAGTTTGTGACTTAGATACAGGAAGTTGCTACACTGTAAGAGATAGAGACGGTCTTATCGAAAGAGTAGACAATACCTTGAAAACTAATCGAAGAGTTCAAGTTGAAACTCCACACGGTGTTAAACAATTATTAAACGGATAATTGAAATGGCTATAGATAGAAAAATTATAGAAGAAATTAAGAGACACAATAGAATTAACTCTTATATTATGGAACAAGATGCTGCGGGTCTTGGAGATGTCCCACCAGCACCTGACGCTGCTGCGGGAGATGTTCCACCAGCACCTGACGCTGCGGCACCCATTGCTGACCCAACATTAGGACCTACAGCACCTGCGGAACCAACAGTTATTGATACAACAACAGATACTGATGTTGAAAAAATCGACTCTACAGGAAAGTCTGAAGAATCAGGAGATGAAAGTTCTGACAGTGAAGAGTTAGATATTACTGATTTGGTAAATTCTCAAAAAAATATTGAAAACAAACAACAAGAATATTTTGACATGATGTTCAAACAAATTGAAGACATGCAAAGTAAATTAAATTCGATGGACCAAGTTTTTGAAAAATTAAATTCAATGGAAGAAAAGATTGAAAAATCTAGACCAAAAACAGCTCAAGAAAAGTTAGAATTAAGAAGTCTTGACAGTGGTCCATTCAATCAAAAATTATCTAGTTTCTTTGATGACAAACAAGAAGATATGGAAAAGTCGGGTAAAAACGAATATGTTTTAACATCTGATGAAGTGGAACAAATCGTACCATCTGAAATCAAAAGAACATTTGATAACTATGGTGAAGAACCAACCCAAACATCATTTAGAGTGGGTTGATTTTAAAATAAATTTTACTATACTTTAGGGGTCACGTTGTGACCCTTTTTATTTGGCGAATAATTTGACGAACACTAAAAATTAACCTATACTTAAACAACTAAAAAACAAAATTATGATGAGTTCACTTGACGCAGTACTTTCACAGTACGAAAAAAACACACAATCTTTCGGAGACGCAAACAAAATGTCTCAAGAGGAAAGAATGAAAAAGTATTTTGCTTGTATCCTTCCACAAGGTCAAGCTCAAGGACAACGTAGAGTCCGCATCCTCCCAACACCTGACGGTTCATCACCATTCAAAGAAGTTTGGTACCATGAATTACAAGTAGGTGGTAAATGGCAGAAGTTCTATGACCCAGGCAAGAACGATAACGAACGTTCACCTTTGAATGAAGTTCATGAAGAACTTATGTCAACAGGTAAAGAATCTGACAAAGAATTGGCTAAACAATACAAATCACGTAAATTTTACATCGTGAAGGTTATTGACCGTGATGCTGAAGAAGAAGGGGTAAAATTCTGGCGTTTCAAACACAATTACAAAAATGATGGTATCTTGGATAAAATCATTCCTATTTGGAGACAGAAAGGTGATGTAACTGACCCTGATAAAGGTAGAGACCTTATTGTACAGTTGGTTAAATCTAAAACACCTGGTGGAAAAGATTACACATCAATTCAGACAATCATGCACGATGACCCAACATCACTTCATGAGAACGCAGCAACTAAAGAAGAGTGGTTGAAAGACGCTTTGACTTGGGCTGACGTTTACTCTAAGAAACCTGTTGAGTATTTGGAAGCTCTTTCTCGTGGAGAAGAACCACGTTGGGATTCTGAAACAGGTAAATACCTTTATGGTGATGAAGGTGTCATGACTATGGGTGGTGCTAAAACAAACACACCAAGTCCATTCCACTCAGACCCTCAGATTAATGCTGAACCTGACGAGGACCTACCATTCTAATAAAAACAAACATCATGTATGGTATCTTGTATGGTACCATACATGATTAATTTACGAAAAACATGGCAATCAAAAAAAACGATTTTAGTTCAATCAAGAAAAAATTCTCTACTTCAGCGAAGTATAAACCCCAACGTTTTTTGGAATTGGGAAATCATTTCTTGGATGCGGTAGGACTACCAGGTCCAGCAATTGGGCATTTAAATATGTTCTTGGGTCACTCTGACACAGGAAAAACAACTGCGGCTGTAAAGTCAGCGGTTTCAGCACAGAAACAGGGTATTCTTCCTGTTTTTATTATTACAGAGCAAAAATGGAGTTTTGAACACGCAAGACTTATGGGTTTTGAGTGTGATGAAGTTATTGACGAAGAAACAGGTGAGGCGGATTGGGACGGATTCTTTATCTTCAATAACAACTTTAGTTACATTGAACAGATTACAGATTACATCAACGA